CTTGGCACCGGCGACGAAATCGCCGTTCGGGTCGGCCCGCAGCCACAGGCCGCGCTGATTGCACAGGCGTGAGATCGCGTCGAAGGGCGTCTCGCCGTGCCGGATGATCACGTTCGGGAAGGGCGTATCCCACCCGTCGGGCCCGTTCTCGACCCGGAATTTTAGGCCGTGGGGCTTCAAGAGCCGGTTGGCGATCGCGTCGACCTTATAGCCCCGGAACTGGCCGGTGCCGGCGTCTGCCGAGGCACGCCGGGTGATCTCCGCCTTCGAGAAGCCATCGACCTGCACGCCGTGCCGGTTCGCGTCGTAGGCCGCCTGTCGGCTGCCAATGTAACCTTCCTGGATCACCACCTCGCCGGCGAGCGCGATGTCGACCCGCGCGCCCGGCAGCAGCCTCTGCATCAGTCCCTTGCTCGGCTCGGCGCAGGTCAGCCGGAAGCTGCGCTGCCAGCCGGCATCGAAGGACTGGCTCACCGACACGGCCAGCCAGTCGCGATAGGTGCCGCCCTCGGTGCGGACCTCGCAGATCAAATCGGGGTTGGGCATGGATCAGGCCGAGAGCGCCCGGCCCGAGGCCGGCATGAACAGCGGGTGGACCGTGTCGCGGTTCTCCGCGAGCAGCTCGTCGGCGCGGCTCGCATCGCCGTAGAGGCGGTTGGTGAGCGTCAGCAGCGGCATCCGGGTCGCGAAGGCGTAGGGCACGATCCGCGGCAGCGGCCGGGCCCGGGCGTTCAGGTCGCGCACCACCGTCCCGTGGAGAGATAGGAGCGCGCGCCACACCGTGTTGTTGAAGCGCGAAGCGGCGAAATCCTCCGCCGGCACGAAGGCCGCGTTGACCCGCACAAGCGCTGCGTCGACGTCTTGGCGGCTCGTGAACGTGGTCGCCGCCAAGATCCGGGCGATCTCGACCAACGCGAACCGCGCCGCGGTCTGGGCGACGCGCTGGACCGTCAGATCCGGCACGGTGACGCTCTGCGCCTCCTGGCGGACACGGTCCATGCCGGAGAATGTGGCGCCGCCCGCCGTGGCGGCCTCGAAGCACGCCCGGAGCGGCGTCCCGAAGGTCCCGGCCTGCACTTGGTCGACCGCGTCGGCGGCGAGCGCCCCGCAGAGCTGCCGGAGCGTCGCCCCGCCTTGGCTCGCCGCATCCACCTCCGAGGCGAGCAGCGCGTCGAGGACGGCCTTCAGCGCCGCGACGGCGACGCGGCGCTGCGCGAAGGTCATGCGGCTCTCAGCTCCAGTCGTCGTCCGTGCCGGCGGACAGCTCCGCGGCGGTGGCCGTGTTGTCCGCTTCGGTTTTCGACGCGGCCTGCGTGTTCTCACCGATCGCCGCGGCCGTAGAGCCGCGGGCGTCGACGAACGCCATCTCGAAGTAGGCGATGCCGCCCTCTTCCTTGCGCTCGGCCCGGGGGCCGAACTCGCAGCGCATGAACATGCGCCCGAGGGTCGGCAAGATCAGCGTGCCGCCGCCCTCGCGATTAAGCGCATCCTCCAGCTCGTCGGCCTGGGCATCGTAGTCATCGCCGATGACGTAGCCGGAGACGGTGACCCGGGTGACGCGCTTGCCCAGATCCTCGTCGAGGCTGCGATCGCTCTTGGCGAACTCGTAGGTGAAGCCGCGTCGCCCGTTCGTCCGCGAGTTGGCCGCCAGCTTGAACGCCACGCCTCGGAACGAGGCGGGGCGAAGATCGTCACGCCAGGACATGCCACCCTCGATTATTAATTAAGGTCGATCACCCATTCTGCGGCCCATGGGTCCTCGGAAGGTCAGAGCAATGGGTCGCCTATGGAATGCTGCCGGTCTTTCACTGGCGATCGCGGTGACGGGGACGTCTGCCGCATACTCTCAGGGGGTCGCCTTTTATAAGCTCGATCTAGCCAGCGATCTTCGGTTTACTGCGGGGCACTGTTTTGCATTGAAGATCGACTTGGACGGGATGAAGAGCTTCCTTCGATATCGCGGAGTGCCGATGGACGTCTTCGACCCGAACAGCCTTGAAGCCACTTACATCAACGCCCGGGACCGTGAACACGAGGACGACCTGAAGGGCGTTGGAACGGTGCCGTTCTGCAGGCGATACTACGCGAAGTTCGCCGAAACCGGGCTCTTTCGGAAACTTTCACCCCCAGAGCTTCGAGAACTGAATGCCATGCGCCGCAGCAGTGGCGGAGATGACATCCAGCCGCTCGATTGAGACCGCAGGAGTTACGCTCGACCCATGTCCATCTGTGGTCGCCCCTTCGACACGCTCGTCTCCTTGAACAAGTCGTCCATGGAGGTGCGCGCCTGCGCCCCCGCGGGGAAACCGTGCAGATGGATGTCGAGCTTGCCCTTGCCGCCAGCCCCGGATCCGCCCGGCATTTGCATCGCTGGGCCGCCGCCGGTTGCGCCCTTGCCGTAGAACCGGTCCATCAGCGCATCGCCGACCTTGCGGTCCGGTCCGCGGAACTTGCGGACCTCGTCGAGGCTCAAATCCTTGTCCGGGCGGTAGGCCGGGTCCGACGACCGCCCCTGAAGCCTACTCCGGCGCAGCGCGTCATCTTCTTCGACTTCGCCGGTCCAGCCTCGCATTTTCGAGCCATAGTAGGCGAGCGAGCGTTTGAGCCCGTCGGCGGTCGTCCTGTCTGGATCGTTGACGGCCTCGTTTTCCGCGCTCCCGAACTTGGTCCCTCGGCCGGCCCGTTCTTTCATCGCATCCACGAACGCGTCGCGATCGTAGCCTCTGCGCTGCTGCTCCAGCTGCTCGGGGGAGATCGGGTTCTTCGCTTCCTCCTCATGCATCCGCTTGAGCCAGGCCTCGAACTCGTCGTCCTTCCCCTTCAGGGCGCCGGTGCCGCCATACATCCCCCCGTCGTTTTCCATGTCGACGCGGGTGACCGGGCTTGGGATCGCCGGAACCTTGGTCCAAGGCTTCAACTGCTTGATGCCGTCGTCGTCAGCCTTCCGGCGCTCGTCGTTCGGATCGGCCAGCACCTCGGAGCGACGGGTGGTGCTCAACGGCGATTTCGCCAGTCTACCCTCGCGCTCGTCCAGCCAGCGCTGCGCCCCCTCGGTCAGCCGGTCGCGTCCGATGCTGGCGCTCTGCCCCGGGTACATCCCGCCGTTGCGGCCACGCTGCCCGTAATCGCCTGGGAAGCTCGCCCACTCCCGGGCCAGGGCGGTCCGGAAATGGCGCATGAAGTCGCCGCCATTCCGGGCCTGAGCGCGCTTCGCCTCTTTGTAGCGCCGTTCGATCAGCGCGTTCGCCAACCGGTCCTGTAGCTCGGGCGTGAACTTGTCGTCTCGGCTGAGACCGAGCTCACCCATCAGCCCTTGGTCGCCTTTGCGCCCGCTGCCGAACAGCGTGCCGCGCATGAATTGGTACCGGCCGATCGCCGACGAACCACGCATTCGGCGCTGGATCTGCTCGATCTCGCCCAAGGTCTTCCCGGACAATTCGCCGGGGACTTGGTGGGCGAAGCTATCGTTGTAGCCTCGCTTGGTCGTTCCTTCGGCCCTCGCGATGAGGTCGAGCATGCCGCGATCAGTGACAACAGCATCGGCACCAAGCGGGCCCTGCGAGCCGCCGAGCGTACCCTTGCTGCCGAACGGCCGCCCACGAATGCCAGCGCCGAGATCCGGCATGCCGCGGTCGATCTGCTGGCCGTGCGGGACCGGGGCGTTGGGCGAGCCGCCCGCCCCGCTGCCCGAACCGCTCCCGAGCGGGCCGGCCCCAGTAGCGGTGCCAAGCGGTCCTCCGAACCCACCCCACGCCGCCTTCTGGATCAGCGAACCGCTGCCGGCGCCGCCTGCCCCATAGCTCGACGGACTGACACTCGCGCCACCGCCCTGCTCACGCAGGCGTTGCAGCTCGTCGCCGACCCGCTTCAGCTCGTCGACCATGCGGTCGTGCTTGCGCTGATAGTCGACTGCGTCTGGGTTACGCTCCAAGAGCTGCTTCTGGCGCTCGACCGACGCCTGCCGCCCTTCAAGCTGGCCGCGGCGGATCTCGGCCTCGCTCGGCGCTGCCGGTGACCCGCTAGCGCCGGGCTTCTTTGCGAAAGCCGGCGGCGCGTGGGTGTCGTCGCTGAACACGCCCTTGAAGCGTTCCCACAGCTGCATCAGCTGCTGGGCTTCGGTAGCCGTGTCCTTGAGGCCTTGTCCGACCCGGTCGAGCTCGCCCTTGAAGAACGAGACCGACTCCGGCCGGTTCAGATAGGTGACGAGGCGATTGAACTCGTCGATCAGCGGCGTGAGGGCGCCGGTCTTCAGCCCCTCCATATTCGCGCGCAGGTCGGACATCGACCGCTCGAAGCGCTGCGCGGCCTCGACCTGGCCTTGCGTCGTGCGGCCCATCTTGCGGGCGATCTCGTCGAGCGTCGCGCCGATGTCACCGCCGATCGAGGCCGCGACCCTGCCGACGTCTTCGGTGCCGAATAGCATCCGCGAGACGCGGCGGCGCACCTCCGGCTCCGGGATCGCCTGCAAGCCGTCCATGGCCCGCTTGAGCGCGGCCTCCATGTTCGGCGCGTTGACGAGATCCTCGGCGAGCTTGCCGAGGTTCATCGCCTGCAGGCCGGTGTAGGCCTCCCCCCAGCGGCGGCGCAGGTCGTACATCGTGGTCGCGAACGACCCCACCGAGCTCTTCATGGCGTCAGCCGACACGCCGAAGCGCTCGCCGAGTTCGCCGAAGGCGCGCAGCTTATCGATCGTGACGCCGGTCTCCCGGGCCATGATCGACAGGCCCTGGGTGTTGCCGGTGAAGGCCTTCAACGCCGACGTGATGCCGGTGATCGACAGCGCGGCGCCGAAGCTGCCGACGCCGACCGCGGACAAGATCGGGGCGAAGCCACCGAGCACGCCCTGGAACTTGGCGACCTCGGTACGGGCGCCCTCCCAGTCCTTCTTCCAGACCGCGCCCTGCTTGGCCGTCTCGTCGCCGACGCCCTTCAAGCTCTTCTGGAGCTTCGAGAGCGGTCCCGTGAACTGGTCCTCGACGGTGGCGACGATCCTGAGCTTGTCGTCAGCCATCGTCGTCCTCGTCCACGGGCGGTGCGGGTCGCGGCATCAGCGCGAGCGTGCGGCCCATCAGGTGGGCCACGGTCGAGGGCGGCAGCGATCCCGGCGGCTCACGGAACGGCCAGGCGTGGAAGGCGAGACCTAGGCGAAGGCAGTCGTCGACGGCGCCGGCGGCAGGGCCGCCCACGCGAAAAAACGGTGGAGCACGGTCCCGAGCCGCAGGAGATCGGCCGCTCCGATCTTCTTCAGGACGGCCGGGGGCGTCGCGGCGAGGTCGGAGACGAGCGGGAAGAACTGCTCGGCCGACAGGCCTTCGAGGAGGCCGTATTTGAGCACCTCCTCGCCGGTCGGCTCGCGCAGGATCAGGACCTGCAGCGTCTCCTGGCCGAAGCTGATCGGCTTCGAGAGCGGGTGCTCCAGCGGCCAGGCGATCTCGCGCGGATCGCGGGCAGGCGTCTCGGGGGCGTCCGTCATGATCACAGCTCGTCGCAGGAGAGGCCGCCCCAGTTCACCGCCACCTTGCCGGCGCCGGTGTCGATCTCGTGGGCCGCCTCGGTCCAGGCGCCGGACAAGACGTAGTTCTTGCCGTTGGCGAGCTGGGCGGTGACCGTGACGTCAGTCATGGCGTCGAGCTCGGCGATGGTGAGCCCGTCGGTGGTCGAGAGGTCGCCCTTGATGAAGGGCACGCGCTGGGTTTCGATGAACCCGTGCACGCCGTCCTGGCCGGCCACGCCCTCACGCTTGATCCGCGAGGGCGACACGATGAACGAGCCGCGCAGGTCGTACATCTTGCCGCCCGCCGTCAGGTAGGCGGTACCGCCGATCTTCTGACCCATGGTGGGGCCTCCAAAGAAAAACCCGCCACGAGGGGCGGGTCAGATTGCAGGGATGGGTGGAGGCCCGATCAGGCCGCGGCGGCCAGCGGGAATTGCAGGCGGAAGCTCGCCTTGATGTTCATCCGGCGCAGGCCGTTGACCACGTCCGGCGGATCCAGGATCTCGACGGTATTCGGCTCGGTGGCCGACCGCACGACCGAGAGGTTGGCGATGTACAGGTCGGCGTTCTCGACCAGTCCATCGGCTTCCATGCCTCGGTAGTCCGAGACCATCTGGCCCTTGATCATCAGCGGCGTGACGATCGGCTTGCCCGCCCCGAACTTGGTCCCGTCGTTGGCGAGCGCGCAGCGTGGGAACTTGTTCGTCAGGGACTGGCGCACCCGGGTGTAGCGCTCGTCGAGGGTGGCCAGCGTGGTCACCAGCTCGTAGGCGTTGTCGGCCTGCCCGTAGGCGTTCTTCTGGTAGGCGGTCTGCTCGCGCAGGATCACGGGCTGGTTCGTCGAGCCGCCGTAGATGTCGGTGCCCTGGATCGCGATGCCGACCTGCGCGAGGGAGTTCAGCTGCGCCTTGTTCCAGCGGAAGTCCGCCGGCGCCGGCAGGACGCCGATCAGCGGCAGGGTCTGCAGCGGCTGGGCTGGGTAGGCGTTGATCGAGAACGCCGCGGCCGCGGCGTACGCCGCCGTCCACTCCCAGCCCGGGCTCGGGCTCTGGGTCTCGAAGCCCATCGGCGAGATCAGCGCCGAGTTGTTCGACTGGCCCCACAGGAAGGTGTCGGCGTAGGTCCCGCGGCGCGCCGAGAAGATCTGGCCGTAGCTCTGGCGGTACGGGCCCCAGCGCCCGCTGTCGGTGAAGCCGTACTCCTGATCCCACACCGCGAACGAGCCGCTGTCGTGGAACGGCAGGCCGACGAACTTGTACGGCCGGTCGCCGAGCGTGGCGATCGCGGCGGTGAAGTCCGGGGTGCCGGTGCCGCCGGCCAGCAGATTGCCGGTCTGATAGGTCAG